ACTACTCAAATAGCAACCGATACCGAACTATCCGCAGTTAACTCTATCTTGGGTAGCATTGGTCAATCACCAATCACTACTCTTAACTTTCAAAATCCAGAAATATCTTTTATCTACAACATTCTTTCAGAAGTAACTAAAGATGTTTTAAATGAAGGTTGGCATTTTAATACTGAAGAACACGTCAAAGTAACCCCAGATAATTCAGGACAGATAACAATCCCTAGCAGCTATTTACGCTATGACCTTAACGATGGTCAAGCTGATAGAAATATGGATTTAGTTAAGAGAGATGGAAAGTTATATGACAAAGTAAATCACACTAATGTCTTTGACCATGATATGGAATTAGATGTTGTGTATCTTTATTCTTTTACAGATATACCTTCAGTATTTCAAAGATATATAATCACCCGTGCTTCAACCAGAGCAGCTACACAACTGGTTAACAATCCTCAATTAGTAAAGCTATTACAAGGTCAAGAAGGATTAGCTCGTGCCACTTTAATGGAATACGAATGCAATCAGGGAGATCCCTCTTTCTTTGGTTGGCCGAAGAATAGTACTTACAGAGCTTATCAACCTTATAAATCATTAATTAGATAATGGGAAGTGTTACACAACTTATACCAACATTAACTGGGGGCATCTCACAACAACCAGATGAACTCAAAATTCCAGGACAGGTTAATGTTGCAGACAATGTTTTACCAGATGTAACACATGGTTTGATGAAACGTCCTGCTGGTAAATACGTAACATCATTAAGTGATGGTACAAATAATTCACAAACAAATGGAAAATGGTTCCATTACTACAGAGATGAAGCTGAACAATATATAGGACAAGTTAGTAGAACAGGTGATATCAATATGTGGAAGTGTAGTGACGGTTCAGAAATGAATGTCACTGGATCTACATCTGCTATGGCTACATATTTAACTCATAGTAGTGACGAAGATATACAAACTCTTACTATTAATGACTACACATTTATAACTAACAGATTGAAAACTGTATCTATGTCTTCAACTGTTGCCCCAGTTAGAGATCCTGAAGTTTTTTTAGAATTAGATCAAATTAAATATGCCAGTCAATACTCATTAAATATCTTTGATACTACAAATTTTCAAACAATAACTACTGCAACCAGAATTAGTGTAGAGCTGGTTCGATCTAGTAATAACTACTGTAATACTGATGGAACAATAGCCAGTCATACAGCCAGAGTTAATAACGTAACTAGATGTGATGCATCAACAGCTTCACCTAATGACGATGACGTAGCTCCTAACGTTGGAACTCGAATTTTTGAAATTACAAGTGGTCAAACTTTAGTTGATAATGATGCCGTATCTACTGTAGGAGGAACTGATTTTTCCTATCAAGTAAATATCTATAATCAAGCTGGAACCTCTGGTCAAACAGGTAGATCAAATCTATATTTTAGAATTACAACTACTGGTCAATCAACTCCTGTAGGTGCTGGTTCAAACGTTGAATATAGAACTAGATATACAACTAACAATGACCTTTTATATGGAGGAGAAGGTTGGCAAGCAGGAGATCATGTATATGTTTACATGAAAGATGGCTACTACAAGGTAACTGTAGATGAAATAAGTACAGCAAAAGTACAAGCAAATCTTGGTTTAATAAGACCAAACCCAACATCTTTTGATACTAAAACTACTGTTACAGGAGAAGCTATCTTAGGTACCCTCCGTTCAGCAATAGTTGCAACTGGTAATTTTACTGACGCTAACGTACAAATTATTGGTAATGGAATTTATATAACTAGACCGATTGCTCAAGGTACGTTTAACATGTCAGCTCCAAACACAGTTTTAATGAACGTCGTGTCTGGAAGCGTATTGACCGTAGATGATTTACCGAGACAGTGTAAAAATGGAATGGTTGTACAAGTTAGAAATAGTGCTGAAGAAGAAGATGATTTCTATGTAAAGTTTGTAGGTAATAACGGTAGAGATGGTAATGGTGTTTGGGAAGAATGTGCAAAACCTGGCACAGAAATAGAATTTGATGCTGGCACTATGCCACTACAGTTGATCAGAAGTAATTCAACTACATTTACGTTATCAACTGTTAACTGGGAAGATGCCAATGTAGGTGATACAGATGCCAATGTAGGCACAAACCCACGTCCTAGTTTTGTAGGACAGACTATTAACAAGATGGTTTTTTTTAGAAACCGTTTGGTAATGCTGAGTGATGCCAATATAATTATGTCTCGTCCTGGAAATTTTTTTAATTTTTGGGCTAAAACGGCTACTACAATTTCAAATTTAGATCCTATTGATATATCTTGTAGCTCTACATATCCAGCAATTGTTTATGACGCTATACAAGTCAATGCAGGATTAGTTGTATTTACTAAAAATCAACAGTTTATGTTGACTACAGATAGTGATATCTTAAGTCCTCGAACTGCCAAGATAAATGCTTTAGCATCTTATAATTTTAATCATAAAACTAACCCAATATCTTTAGGTACAACTGTAGGTTTTCTAGATAATGCAGGAAAAAACTCGAGATTTTTTGAAATGTCTCGTATGTTTAGAGAAGGTGAACCTAATGTAGTTAATCAAAGCCAAGTAGTATCAAGTCTATTTGCAAAAGATCTAACTCTTATTTCAAGTTCTCGAGAAAATAATGTAATTTTCTTTAGTGAAACTGATACTAATAAAATCTATGGCTATAGATATTTTGATTCTGCAAATAAAAGAGTATTAGCAGCATGGTTTAGTTGGACAATTACAGGAAATATTGTCTACCACTGTATGTTGGATGACGATTTATATGTAGTAGTAAGGAATAACAATAAAGATCAATTACTAAAATATTCAATAAAACTAGATGATGATGGTCATTTTGTTGGTTCAGGAGATGAATTTCCAGTTCATTTAGATCATTCAATGTCTACAAATGGTTGGAGTTATAGTTCAACGACTGGTAAATCAACTAAAGCTAAACCTACTGGATTAGAAAGTACTAATCAATTAGTTGCTTTTGACACAGATAGTGGAACCAACTTAGGAAGATATGCAGATGTAACAGTCAACGGATCTAATTTAGAAATAGTCGGTGACTGGTCCGGTGAAACGTTTATTATTGGATATCTCTATGATATGCAAGTTGTTTTACCAACAATATATTTTACTTATCAAGCAGGAGAAAAATTCAGATCTGATACTAGATCAGACTTAATAGTTCATAGAGTTAAGTTTAGTTTTGGAGATGTAGGAGTATATAAATTAACACTAGATAGAAACGGTAAACCTCAATATATAGAAACTAGAGAAGTAAATGCGGCTAATACTTTAACTGCAAACAGCCTTACTTTTTTACCAAATGATTTTGAAACCATACCAACATATGAAAGAAATAAGAATTTAAAAATAACAATCTCATCACAACACCCCTCCCCAGCTACATTGCTTTCGTATCAGTGGGAAGGAGATTACAACACTAAATCATATAAGCGTGTCTAAATACATTCATAACGCAACGTTTGAAGCTGCAATTGCTGTAGCTTCACAACTTTTACCAGATGACCGTAAGGAGATAACAGAGGGTCATGGACATGATCCTGAAAATGCAATTATCGAAGGAATAAAAAACTGCGATTCTGTGTACTTTCAAGTACCTAATGGTGAATTAGCTGGCATAGCAGGAGTCTATGAAGATGGACAAATCTGGATGCTATGTACACCAGCTATATACGATTATCCTCATACCTTTGCTAGAGAAGCAAAGAGATACATAAAAAGTAGAGAAGAGAAGTTGCTTTGGAATATCGTTGATAAACGAAACAAAGTTCATATCAAACTTCTAAGGTTCCTTGGGTTCAAATTTTTAAGGGAACTAAAACATGGACCAAACAATTTATCCTTTATAGAATTTTGCCGTGTGCAGTCCTAGTGCAGCCATCGGTGGAGCTTCAAAAATACTTAGTGGAATAGGTCAGAGTCAAGCTATTAAAGCTCAGAATACAGCCAAGAGACGTGCATGGGAACGTCAGATGGAGATTCGTAAGAGACAATGGCTACAGAATAGAACGATCTATCAAGCTAAGACAGTTAAGCGTGCCATCGATATAAATGAAAATGATCTAGCAGCAAATCGTGCTTACGAAAATGCTAGAGCTAAATTAAATGCCGTTAGATCTAAAGCTCTCTCTGGAAACCATTCTTCTTTTATGAAAATGGTAAAAGAAAAATTGGGAAAGATGGGAGCTTCAGGTCAAACTGGTCGTTCAGCTCAACGATATGAAACTATGGTTGCAGCCGAATATGGAAGAGCAGTCGGGAAAAGACTTTTTGGTCTAACCCGTGCAGGAGAAGTTTATCGAGAAGGTCTAGCAAATACAAGAAGAGCTGCTAGAAGTGCAAGAAACAAATTAACAGAACCATTAGTACCAGTACCAACAATGGCTCCTAACTATCCTCCTATGCAAAACTCATCAATGCCAATATTCCAGGGAATCCTTGGTGCCGCAGGAAGTGCGTTTAGTGCTATGGAAGATAATCCTTTATCTGGTTCATCAGATCAAACTGTTTCAACAGGATTTGATACTGATGGAGTCACATCTTATGACTGGGGAACTACAACTTTCCCAACAATTGATGGTGAAATTTATTACGGAG